AATAGTGGCTTGACTTTGCAGCTTGCTGATTTCCTCCTGTTCGATGGATTCAGCAACAAGCCAACTGCCATATTTCTTCAGGCGGATTTCGGGCAGCAGCTCAAAATAGCCTTCAGTCTTGGTTTGGACTAGGAAGCTGTATTTGCTCATGATCAAGAATGTTTAACAATGCGTTGAACACCTTCACTCGCTCATGGGAAGAACGAAACTCAGGCGGCACTTCAACCAGCATTGAATGATTGTCGTTGCTTATTCTAATGGTGGTTTCTTTGCAGGAAATAAGGCACAGTATGCCCACTTCCAACGCGGTGCCATCAATCAAGCAATTAATAGCATGCACTGTATTGTCAGTGCTCCATAGATAGTCAATTCTCATCGTCCCATTGCAAAGCGAATGCGCTGCAAGAGCTGCTGTTTAATAGCACTTTGCTCAAATCTGCTCGGAATAGCAATATCTTGAGTCCATGGTCTAGCAAATGGCACGTTTGTTCCTTTCAGCGCGTCGTGAACATACCGAGCATAAGCCTGCCCACTGCTATTGGTGGCGTCCCAATTCCAAGTGGCTTCAGCTCCAGATGATGATAGCGACACATCAAAGCTATCCCTGCCGCTCTTGTACAGAGTGCCAAGGTCGTAAATATCACGATTTCCTGCATTGATAAAACTTCCGTCTTTTCTTTTCGTGTCCCGGCCGTAGTCCCATTTCTCCTCAAAGAATTGATCGCGAAAGTGATCGTTCACGTCAAAACGCGTCCAAGTTTCAAAAGCCTTAGAAAGTTTGGCTTCTATAAGCTTGGCATTGATAATTGTTCCGCCAACGATAACTGCTGTCATTAGCTTGCCGGATATAATTGTTTGACAATGCGATCAGGAATAATAAATTGACATTGCTCGTAGGCGATGTCGTCACCAGGAAAATACGAAGGAGTGCAATCAGGAAACCTCCTGACCATCCTTTCCATCGCTTCATTCAATGTGGCGCTGCTCGGTGTGAACTGAGCAAGCCTCACTTCCCATAATTGATTAACCTGCACCATTCCCACCATGGCACGAGGCAGTCGATTGGGGAACTCTCGCATGGTCACTTCTAAGCCTTTCACTTTCCATTCCTTTGGCACGCTTTGTCTGCCCACTACATAGACGGCAGGAAGCGTTGAATTATTTGGCAGCGTATAATTGCCAATAAGATTAGGCGATGCAGAAAGCAGCTCAGTAACAGTTTCGCGTAGTTGTGAAATGTTCATTAAAAAGCCTGTTCCCGTAGGAACAGGCTAGCGAAAACGAAGGTGCAATCCTGAAAAATGGACTAAGAGCGGCGCCTTTGGCCGAAAAACACGCTGAAATCAGTGTTTGCTTCCTCAGTTTAACAGTGATCAAGAATTGGGAGCGCTCGGGATGAGGCTGCCAGTATTTTCAGCATTCTGGTGAATACCAATACGACCACGGCTCACAAGATCAAAAGTCACCTCAACGAGGTTATCAGCAGGATAGCTCTCGTTATAGTTCATCACGCGACCCACATAAGCCACGCGGTCGTAGTAGAAAGTAGTGCCAGACGAGCCGAGTTGCTTGTTGATTTCTACGTACACTTCAGCGTTCTTGTCGTAGCGCGAAGAGCTAATCACTTGGAAAGCTTCATCAAAGCTGTTCGGCAGGAACACAGTGCCATCAACATCCTTCTGGAAGTAGGAAGTGATGGAAGCAGTGGCTTGGCTGGTAACGATTACGCTATCAGCAAAACCGCCGCCACCAAGCAGATAGAACTCTTGGTTGTTGTCATTGAACGCAACAGATGCAGTAGTGGCTGCTTGCAGCGTATAAAGAGTGGGGGCGCCGCTAACAGTGAAGGTGGCGCCAGACTGAGTGATGATGGGACGAGAAGTGCCGCCAATGGAACCCACGCGGACAATCACATCTTGACTCTTCACCAATTCCGTGGGATGGTAGAGCATGAGAATTTCCTCAATGAAAGAAGAGAGTTAAGCGTTATCCACGCTTCCTTTGCCAATCAGTCTAAAAATTCCCCTGACAGGCGTGCCTAAAAACTGCCAATAGTGAATAGCAATTTGTTCATTCGGCAATAGTTCAAACCTTCCTTCCCTTCCATTGATAATTGCCTGAGCACTATCACCAACAGTCACGCCAGACAAAGCAAGAGGGCTGGTCATCCTGCCTTCCATATAGACGGCAGTCAGATCAGCCCCCAGCAGTTGGTCGTAACGGGGATTTTGCTTCTGCTTTAACGTGGCATAGAAAGTAATACCAGTAGCCGCAGGCACGTAGTTGCCAGTTTCATTGTCAAGCACATAGCCCGAAGCCACATTAAACACCAAGGTGGCATTCGCAAGTGGCTCCAGGAAATTGCTCACACGACAAACCCAACAGAAGAAAGAGGAAGATTATTGGTCATTCGTTTGAACTCCTGACCATACTGAGTGGCATCAAGCCCCTCGCCATACACTTTGCCGTCAGTGGCACCAATTTGAATGCCCATTTGAGCAAGTTGAATGGCAATGATATGAGCAGCAAGAAACTTGACTGCCCTGTCAGTTTGATCCCCAAACACATCACTAGAAGCATCGTAAGAAGCTTCTGCAATGGCACCATTAACAATGCCAGAAGGATGTGGACTGAATTCAGGGAAGCGCTCAAGGAAGTTCGCGTAAGTGACTGCCATAATCAGGCCTTCCCAATACGAATGGCTTCAACGCGCTTTGCAATGGCATTCCTCACGCGAATACGCCCTTCAATCTTCTTCCAATCCGCCAGACGGTCTGGATCATGGATGAGTTCAATGGCGCGAATAGCTTGCGTAAGGGGAAGTTCACTAAGGCTTTGAACATTTTCAGGCAGGTCTTCTACCATCACTTGTTCTTTCATTTCTTCAATGGCACCAATAGCAAGAAGCTTTTTGACAGTGCCGTTCTCCTTAGCTTCCTTCCACTTCTCATCAGGAATTTCCTGATTAAGACCAGGAGTGAGTTGAATAAGCCCGCTCCTGGTAATAATGCCAAACCCTGCATCGCGAGGGGGATTTTCAAGTTCGGGACGATAAGCAATCAGCATTGTTCAAGAAAAACAATTGCTAATAGCTTAACGCCCTCCTTCTTGATTAACTATCCTCAGGAAGCGGCCTGCACGTAGATCACGCTCTTGGGATAGTAGAGAGCAACGCCACCCACACGGGCATGAGCAGGAACGATGAATTCCAGACCACGCTGTTGGGGCGGGAACAGCTCAAGAGGCTGAGGAATGTGCAGTTGCACCTTCTCAGGATCGCGCTTGTACACAACCATACGGTCAGTATTCAGCACGCTGTTATCAGCCTCAAGTTGGTTGATGGGCTCAACGTTGCGGATGTAGGGGTTGGTACGCAGGAAGTACTCAAGCACGGTCACGTCCGAGCTGTCGGAGTTGCGAGTGGTGCTAATCTTGTTGTAATCCGCGTAGGACAGCAGAATGGTGTCGGGCTGTTCCTTCATCTTGGAGCCGTTGATGATGGCAGTCACGCCATAGTTCAGCAGTTCCAGCATTTCTTGAGCAGTGGTGCCAGCAGTGGTAAACCACTTGTCAGCAGCAACAACGTCCACAGTGGAGTTGTTGAAGAAACCAGCGAGACCCACAGAGCTTTCGCCGAAGAAAGCCAGGCTCTCCACTTTCTCTTCATAGGCACGACGCACAGCAGCAGCACGACGCTGCTCCAAGGCGATGTTGGCCATTTGAGCAGCACGCAGTTCCTGCACGGTGTAGCCAAAGCTGCCACCGAAGGAACGGATGTTGATGCTCTTCTCCACTTGGCTGATGTCAGCGCGGGGCAGATCATCAGCGGCGTCCGCAATCAGACGGAACTCACCAGTGGAGTCCATGATGCGATAGGTGAAGGTCTGGGCGCCAGGACCAGCTTCAGCAGTGACGGGCAGCACAGTGGGATATTTAATATCCGCATACTGCACTTCAAAGACTTGGGGGCGAATGTACTCAAGCTGACGCTCAAGGAACAGGCCCGCATCATCCATACGGAATTCAGACATTTTTAAGAGCCTCCTATCAAGAATCAGCAGAGAGGGTGAAGCTCGGACCATTCAGCTCCAGAACAGCGAGGCCGCTGCCAGTGGTAGAGGTGAGGAAACGAGCGTTAGCGAGGCGAACAGTTTTGCCCGATGCGAAAGCATGGGAGAACTGACCAACCTTGCCAGTGCCGCTAGCGGAATACAGCACACGCACGGGCGATGCGGGAGTAACGGCGCCAGTCACGTAAACGGCAACTGCACCTTCATTGGCCACGTTCATGGCTTGCTGGTTCTTCACACCAGGACGATTGTTTGCGTCCAGGGCGGTTTCATCAACATAGGTGAGGACGTTAACGCCCAGCACAGTGTCAGAAGCGCCAGAGATGGTAGTAGCGGAGTTGGCAACAGTGCCAGCAGTGTTGTATACCACCAGATTACCGAAAGGCACAACAGCGCCAGTTTCGTTAAGGCGAGTGGTGATAGTGTTGTCGCGGATGTCAGACAGTTGACCTTCCAGCAATGCGTTGTGCTGCAGGCTATAAGCCTGTTGCACGCCACCAGCGGAGGCAGTGCCCGAAGCAGAGAAAGTTACGGCCATAATTACTTAGCCTCCTTGGAGATGGAAAGGGGCTTCTTCCAAGCATTCTGCAGCATGTCCAGATAGGACGAAGGTGCAGACACAGGAGAAGCAATGGAAGCTACGACTTTGCGCAGCTCGTCAGTGGTGGCAGAATCTTTGCGACCCTCAGAGAGAGTATCAAACATTGCTTGCACGTAGTCGTCGCTCTTCTCGGAAAGATCAAGCTCATCACCACGCACTGCCTTGATGGAATCAACCATCACTTCACGGGCGGTTTTGCCAGCGAAAGCGTAAGCAGCATCAAGAACAGGCTTAGCCTTCTCGATGAGAGCCACACGCTCTTCCACCATGGAATCAAGATTGATTTCCTTGGCGGCAGCCAATTCAGCAGTCAGTTCTTCAACTTGTTCTGCCAGAGCATCAGCGCGACCCTCAGCGGAATCACACTTGCCCTTCATTTCCTTTTCCATGGCGTCCATTTCTTCCTTCATTTTGGAAGCTTCGGACATCATGGCGTCGTACTTTTTCTTCATGTCCTCGTAGGACATTTTGGCGTCTTCGCGTTCTTTAGTGATCGCAAGAGCAACGCTCTCCGTCACTTCAAACTCGGCGCCGTCGAAAAC